TCAGGCCGCTTCCTAAAATGAGAGGGTTCCTCTGATGGCTACGTTGATGGATTTGATTATGCAGGAGTACCAGACGATGCCAGCAGGCTCGCCTGATTACTCGCTTGGTAGCCGCCGCACGATGATGCAGCCCGGTGGTCAGTTCAATGATGCTGGTCGTCTTGGGAATATGGGGATGCGTCAGACGCTGTCGTCTCAGGCTCCTGCGGGTTCTTCTCCGATCACTCCGGGGATGCCAGCCGCGTTAGGTTTTCGTCGGCCTATCTCAGAAATTCTCGCTTCTCGTGATGAGCGCACGGTTGCCCCTATGTTTCAAGGTGCTCTTCCTGAGATTATTGCTTCGCGAGACGAGCGCACTATTGCACCGAGAGCGACAAGCCCGTTTGACGAAACTAACATGGCAGCTCCTCAGTTTATCCCAGAGCGCCGTAGCCCGTTTGACGAAACCAATATGCCTGCGCCTGTATTTGCTCCTGCAACCGTTGCTCAAGGCATGACGAATGTCCCGCTCCCTCCTCGCATCCCTGGTGGTCAGACACGCGGCGTTCGTGAGCCAGGCTTCTTTGAGCGTATCTTCGGCGGCACACAATTTCAGTCCAACAACATGCCCGTAACTATTCCGCTCCCATTGTTGGGGGCAAATACGCCCGAGTATATTAATTGGGGCGATCCTAACCGTGCTGCTGACTTCTTTGCGGCTGATAGGGCATTGATGCAACAGAACCCGGCCATGTTTGGTCTGCTGGGAGGTACAAATGGCTGAAGGTTTTCTCGGTGGTCTCAGTGGTTTCGGTGACTTTCTGACGGGTGGTGGCGTCTACGCTGACCCGAAGAACATTAACCCGACCTACGGCGTTCCTGAAGGAGATGTCCGTCAGGCAGCAATCAATCAGCTTGGTCAAATCTCCGCGCTGCTTCTTGCGGCTGGTCAGCCTATGGAGGGTTCTCAGCGAGCACAGCTTCTGGCGCAGATCGGTGGCACTGGCGGTCAGTTCAACACGAACCTCTATAATGCCTCCCAGCGCCGTCTTATGACTGCCCAGATGCAGGAGAAGCAGAGAGATGTTGAAGAGCTGAACGCGATTCGTGACATTCAAAAAAGAGATCCGGCAAGTTTGGCGGCGCAAATTGGCGGTGGAATTACGGCTGATATGGTTAAAACCCTGTCAGCGGCAGAACTTCGTGACATTGCCAAGCAGATCATCATTAAACGTGCGACTGTTGAGCCGTCTCAGGCAGCACTTACTGAAGCATTTGCTAGGGCTGGAGCACCCGCTGCCGTTCCGTCAATTGCTGCTCCTATGGCTACGCCTGTCGCTGCTGCTGAAACTCCAGTTGCCGGAACATCTGCGTATTCGTCCATGCCTATCCCCGCAGGGACAACGCCGCAGGACTCTGCAACAATTCGGGCTTATCAAGCTGCGCTTAATGACCCCCGCATTGCAAGAGACCCTAAACAGGTCAAGGCTATTACGGATGCTCTTGAGGCGCTTATGCCGGGAGTACGTGAGGCTGGTGTCCAGAGGGCAAAGCGTCAGGAAGAACTTGCTGCTAATAGGCCAAAGGCTGAAATTACAGTTATGTCTTCTGACGAAGATACTCGCCTTGTAACTGGTATTGTTGACGATGCAGTTAAGTCAATCGATGAAGGTGGGCGATTGGTTGCTGGTACTATCGGTTCAAGATTGGCCGGTAAGTATGAGCCTGCGACAAACCTTCAGAGCCAGATTGATGCCATTCGTTCGCGTATCGGTCTTGGAAAAATTCAGGAACTGAAGGCACAGTCCGCAACTGGCGCTACAGGCCTCGGTTCTGTTGCGGTTCGCGAACTTGATACCAGCTCCGACTACGGGTGGCCCTGCTCGCATTAACTCCAAAGAAGAGTATGATGCTCTCGGAAAAGGTCAGTCTTTCATCGCTCCTGACGGAACAATTCGGAGAAAGCCATAATGGCTAATTGGTGGGAAAGCGCCCCTGTCGTTGAACAGGCACAAGGTGCAGACAATTGGTATGCAGCGGCTCCTCTTGTTCAGGAACAACAGCCGCAGCAGCCTGTTCAACTGACCCCAGCACAGGCTGGCGTTAAGGCGGTTTATGACCGCTTGCGCTACATGAACGATGTCTTGAGCTTCGGCTCGTATGACAAACTTCAGGCGCTTGCAAAATCTTATGTGCAGGGCGGTTCTTATCAGGAACAACTTGCTCGGGAACGTGCTGCAACTCAGGCTTCAACTGCTGGCTTGGGAACGGCTGAGAAGATTGGGTATGGCCTTATAGCAAGCGCACCTCTGGCAGCAGTTGGCGGCCTTGGTGGTGCTGCTACTCGTGTTGCTGGTCTTGGCGCTCCGGCGCTGCCTGCTACTGTTGGTGGGAGGGTTGGCGCTGGTATTGCCGAAGGTGCTGCACAGGGTGCAGTAGAAGCACTTGGTCGCGATCAAGGATTAACAGAGAGTGCGCTGACTGGCGCTGCTATTGGTGGAGCAATCCCCGCAGTAGCGGCAGGCGTTGGTCGTGTTATTTCTCCAATCGCGAACCAGCTTACTCCGTCTCAGGCAAGGCTCGCGCAGGAAGCAGAACTCCGTGGGATTGAACTTACTCCAGCTCAGGCTACGGGTAGTTCTCGCGCGGCTTTTCTTGAAAGTCAGCTTCGTGATCTCCCTGGTGGGGCTATGTCTCCACGCCCGCAGCAGCAAGAAATCTTGCAGAGAGCAACGCTGGCGCAAGCAAATATCGCTGGTGACTTCGCTACACCACAAGCAATCAATGATGCGTTCCGCAGAACCGGAAATGACTTCGATAACATTTTGGCTAACAAGAATATCTTCTTGGACAAGACGCTGCAATCTGACATCCAAAATGTCGTCAATCAGTATTCGAATAGGCTTGATGCGAATGTAAGCAATATATTCAAGAGCCAAGCCAATGAAATCTCAAGTTTGCTTCCTAGCAACGTGTCTGGGAATGCTCGGGTTGCAATTACAGGAGAGAAGGCAAACAACATAAGAAGCGATCTTGCTAAACTTGAAAGATCATACAAGGGCAACGATCAGCTTAGGGCCGCACTTGGCGGGCTGCGTGAGGCAGTTGATGATGCGATGGAAAGGTCTCTTTCTGGCGCAGATCGTGCAGCACTCCGTGAAGCGCGTGGTGTTTACAAGAACATCTATCGCCTTGATGACGTAATGAGCCGCGCTGGTCCTCAAGCTGAAAGCGGCAACATTCCGTTTGTGCAACTGAATAACCTTCTCAAGCAGAAGTCCGGCAGCGTCTCTCGTGGAATTGAGTCTGCAACTCCCGAGTTTAAGAAGCTGGCGCAGATTGGTTCGCAGTTCTTCCGTGAGCCTCCAAGCTCAGGAACGGCACAGCGCACATTCTGGACTGGTCTTCTGGGTGGCGGCACAGCAGGCGGACTTGTTGCAGGAGGACCAGATGCTGCGGCTGCGGCTCTTGCTGCGGGTGTTGGCATCCCATACGCAGCAAACATTTTGTACAATACCCGCGCTGGTCAGGCTTATCTCAAAAACCAGCTTGGCCGTCCGATTGAGGAAGTCGGCCCGGCAGCCCGCTCGGCACTGACTGGAGCAGGGCTGGGCCTCCTCGGCCAGTAATACCAAAGGGGGCCAATGGCCCCCTTATTTTCCTGCTTGACGACAATATCTGTTTCCGCATAGTCTGCCTTCAGTCGCTGATTCGCGGCTAAGGGGAGAGCGAAATGTCTGTTATCCGTTTGGATCATGACGCCTATTCAGGTGTCTTCACATTGTATCTACACGACCAAGAAGTCGGATACATCAGCAAGATCAAATACGAGCACAATGGCCGCAAAGGCTTCCGTGGCGTCAGCGTTCACGGACAGGTGATCTATGCCTACAGCCTTCTGTCAGCGCAGAACCTCCTGATGGAGGCGTACCATTGAACTGGCTGGAGCACTACAAAGCCGTCAAGCACCGCATTGGCGTAGAGGCTCCGATGCGCGCTGGCAAGGTCGTCATTACCAAGCCTGTGGTGAAGATTCCCTACATAGGCCCAGAGCTGCTGCCGGAGCCAGAAGAGACGCCAGACACACAGCTTCTTTCCGGTCTGCGGCCATACAGGCTTGCGCCTCTGCTGCTGCCGATCCTGAAGGCCCACGACTTGCGGTTCTTGGACGTCAGGTCTCCGAGCCGCAAGAAGATGTACAACCTGGCCCGCTTTGAGATGTACTACGTGCTTCAGAAGGACGGCCTGTCTTTGAGCCAGATTGGTGCGGTTTTTAATCGGGACCACTCAACTATTTTGCACGGTATACAAAAGTGGAAGGAAAAGATCGGTGAGTGATATTCAGAATTTGCTTCATCAGCGCGGTGCTACCCACGGTAGCTACACCACGATGTCCAACATTTCGCAGAGGATTAAGCGCGTCCTTCACGACTCTGATGGGTGGCCTTTCCTCACGGAAGAACAGGCTGAAAGCCTCGACATGATCGCTGTGAAGATTGCACGGGTTCTCTCTGGTGATCCAAGTCATTCAGATCATTGGGAGGATATTGAAGGGTACGCACGATTGGTGAGCAACAAGATCGCATCAGACCGCGCGATCAACAGCATGGAGCGGTCCATCAGAGAAAAGGTGGAAAATGACCAACAATCAACTACAGCAACTGATCCAGAGAATTGAGAAACTGGAGGACGAAAAGTCCACACTGATGCTCGACATCAAGGAGATCTACTCGGAAGCAAAGTCGCTTGGCTTCGATCCGAAGATTATCAAGAAAGTCGTGTCCATCAGAGCCAAGGATGCAGCAAAAGTCGCTGAGGAGCAGGCACTTCTTGATACCTACATGAACGCTCTCGGTATGCTTGCAGACACGCCTCTTGGTCGCGCTGCGATTGAAAGGGACTTGCGGTGAGGGAAGAGTTCTTCCTTGAGATGATGCGGAGAAGGCTTGAGTCGGATGACAGTCCAATGCTGGCCTTCAACCGCTCTGTGATCCACGACATGCTTGCGGTCTTTGGCCGCCAGAGGTCGCGGTATCAGGAGTGCAAAGATGCACTGAAACAATATGCCTGCGATTGCACTGTGTTTTGCGGTCGCGAGCATTGGGGCGAAGACTATTGCGGTTACAAGGCTCAATATCTTTCTGGGGAGAAAGACGATGGCGGCGGTGAAGTACAACCTTGATGAAGTCCAGGAACTCAAAGCAGAGATCGACTTCCTGAACTACAAGATCGAGAATTATAGGCGCGGTCTGATCCGCATTGTCGAAATGGAAAGCTATCCAATCGAGTCAGGGAGTACCGACTACGATGGTCTGTATCCGACTGGCAAGTTCGCACTGAAGGTTTTGCATGGGGAGTGGCCGGATGATTAACAAATACAAAAAATACAAAACGCGCGTTGGGCACGATGTTACCATCTACGAGGTTTATACCGAGGGAGAACATCCTGTTCATGGCGCTTATTTCTTCGACGGCGCGTGGACGCTTGAAGCATGGACTTCAGATGGTTACACAATGGCTGGGACAGAAAACGAAAACGATATATTTGAAGCTGAAATTATAGATGGCTCACTGGTTGCTCGTCTCCGCGCAGAAGAGATTAACGAGTTTGCTGCTCATCCAGAAGGACTATTGGCAGAAGCCGCCGACCGCATTGAACAACTGGAAGAGGCGCTGCGACATATTTCAAATGATGGCAACTGGGATTCGGCTGGATGCTGGGAAGGAACCAGTTACCCTGATGAGATCGCCCGCGCCGCACTAGGGGAGAAGAAAGATGGCTGACTTTTACGAAGAGCTTTTAGACGAAAACGACAAGCTAAAGGTTGTTCTCGACATCAAGGAAAGGGAGCTGAAAGCAGCTCGCAAAGTCGTTTACGAGGCTTATTGGTCGTTGGCCTATAACTGGCAGTCGCACATGTTTGATGTTCCCAAAAAACCGTTTCGCGTAAACATGTCGTTTTTTGCGCCGGAAGTGTATTCAATGATGACTAGGATCGAGCAGGAATTGTACGACGCTCTCGCTGCATATGAGACCGCGATGGGAGGGCCAGACGAAACCTCTATCCGCGCCGCACTAGGGGAGAAGAAAGATGGAGACTGAAGCATCACGTGTGCAAAAGTTGCTGATCGAGCAGGAGAGGGAAATAGCTAGGCTACAGGTTCTGCTCCACACTGCTCAAAAGCAGATAGAAAAAACAAACATTCAGATGCCAGCCATCATTGAGTATCTGGAGAGCCAAGCCGATGTGGTAGACGGTGATAATGGGATACCGCATCCAAATCAAGCTATGTGTCTCTTGGTATGGCTTCGGGATCTTATGAAGTGAATAACAAGAGAACTCCAATGTAGTCGTTCGGCAACATTTTGAAATGTACGCGAGGGGAGACAAATGAACATAGTTGAGCTTCTTAAAACAGGAACAGGCGACCACCTTGAGGACCTGTCTTTGATGGTCATGGCGGCAGAAATGCTGGAGCGGCTGGAGAAGCGAGTGATCGTGGCGGAGGAGGCTTTGGCAGAAATAGCTTGCGATGAGGAAGACTGCTGCTGTGACGATCAGGACATCTGCTCTTACGGAATCGCAAAAAGAGCTATGGGGGACAAAAGATGACTGAGAAAAAAGAACCGCACTACACATCTACCCCAGGCAGAGGCAAGAAACCCATGATCCTGAGAGCCTTGGCGCAGTCGGTTGGCCGCAGAGCCCAGACCGTCAAGGTTACTCTGCCCACGATCAAAGCTCTGGAAGAAAAGAAATGACAGGCCCGCTCATCATTCTTGTTGGCTTCATCTATGCCTATGTGGCTGTGGACCAGTACATGAATGGTAATGGCGGCATGGCAATCGCCTATGCAGGATACTCCTTCTCTAATATCGGACTATGGATGCTGGCAAAATGACTGGAGCACAAATCATAGCAGCCGTCTTCATCTTGCTCGTGCTTGGCTATCTGGCTGCGCTGGCAATCATATTCGTCTGGTTCTCCAAAGCAATGGAGGAGGACTGGGAGGATGGAGATCCTGGGCCAACATGGGGGAAAGACAATGACAGAGGAAGAGATTGAGAACCTGATCTACAGGCTCGACATCAGCATCAGGAATGACTGGGGAGTGACCAAAGATGAACGATCACGAATGAGGGCGCTTCTCTATGAAAGCCGAGATGCAATCAGAAACTTATCAAACCAAAAACAGCAGCCCGTTCGTCAGGTTCCTGTTCGCACAGATGCAGGCTGAAGGTATCACGGAAGCTGAACTGTCCAGACGTACAGGCATTGCAGCCGCAACCATCCGGGGATGGAAAACGCGCGTGACGCCAAGGCTGATGGACATGGAAGCAGCTCTGAACGCCGTAGGCCATGAATTGATTATCGGTGTACGGAGAGATTTGCGACCTTCCGTAAACAATGTTGTCCAGCTACGTTTGGTCAAAGGTGACAAATGAAGTGCATGACTTGCAAGTACGCGACTGACAAAGACAAGGGCGCATTGAAGTGCCATAGGTTCCCGAAAGCGGCAATCGTAAGTCGGGAATACTGGTGCGGTGAATATCAGGAAGAGGGGAACAATGAAGTTCGAATTGATAAAAAACCTACCGGCAAGCGACTATCACAAGATCGAAGCGTTCTCGGCGTCAACAGCTAAGATATGCTTGCGTTCTGCGGCTCACTTTGCTGCATCAAGAGAGACGGTCAAAGAGCCTTCTGAGGCGATGAAGATCGGCACGGCTGTGCATACAGCTATTCTTGAGCCGCATCTGTTTGATGCCGAGATTGCCATCATGCCCAAGTTCGACAAGAGGACAAAGGCCGGCAAGGAAGGCGCGGAGCAATTCGAGAACGACAATATCGGCAAGACCGTCATCGACTGGTATCAGGGCGAGAGGGTCAAGAGCATTGCCGAGTCTGTGAGGGGACATGAGTTCTTTAAAACATACGTCAAGGACGGAGATGCAGAGGCAACGCTACTTTGGGGACAGTACGGTCTCCAGTGCAAAGCGCGTATCGATTACCTTGCAGGTGGGACCATCTTCGATGTCAAGACCTGTCAAGACGCAAGTCCTGCGGGGTTCGCAAAGCAAGTTGCTAGTTTCGGCTACCACATGCAAGCGGCCCACTACTCGATGGGCTTCAAGCGTGTATGCGGTGAGAAGCTGGATCGCTTCGTCTTCATTGCGGTGGAATCGGCTTATCCGCACATGGTGGGCATCTACACGCTCGGGCTCGATAGTCTGAAGGCTGGTCAGGTTGATCTGGAGAAGGCTGCAAAGGTCTACTCCTATGCCATCAGCGAGAAACCAGAGATGACGTATTCCAACCGCGTGATGGAAATTAACATTCCGCAGTGGGCAATGCCTGAACCTTTTGAGGGCAAGTGATGGAACAGGCCAAGGTTATAGAATTTATCGAGGCAGAGCGCGTGAAGCAGGGCATCTCACTCAGGCAGATCGGCAAGCTGTCGGGACTGTCACATGCGACCTACCAGTCCGCTTTGCGCTTGAACCGTGGGATGACGCTGGAGTCGATCTGCAAGCTGCTGGATGCTGTCGGATATAAGCTGAAAGTGGTGGTGAAATGAAAGTCCTCATTGCTTGTGAATTTAGCGGGACGGTGAGAGAAGCCTTCAAAGCTAAAGGTCACGACGCCTGGTCTTGCGACTTGCTGCCGACAGAGGTTGCAGGAAATCACTATCAAGGCGATGTCAAAGACATCATTGGTAATGGCTGGGATTTGATGATCGCTCATCCTCCTTGCACTTATCTGTCTTCATCTGGTTTGCACTGGAATAAACGCAGACCTGAACGCGCAGAACAGACAGAAAAGGCAATCGATTTTGTGATGTTCTTAGCTAATGCACCAGTCAGAATGATAGCGATTGAAAATCCTATAGGCTGTCTATCTACCCGCTGGCGCAAGCCAGATCAGATAATCCAGCCACATCAATTCGGGCATGACGCAAGCAAGGCTACTTGTCTTTGGCTGATTGGATTGGAAAAACTAATGCCAACTAAAAATGTTGACCCTCGATTTGTCGGTGGGAAGCCAAGATGGGGAAATCAAACAGATAGTGGGCAGAACAAGTTGCCGCCCTCTGAAGACCGTTGGAAGATCCGGTCAGCTACATTCCAGGGGATCGCGGAAGCGATGGCAGAACAATGGGGCTGATCCTCGCCATCGACCCGGGAGCCAAAGGCGCGCTTGCTTTCTTCGACATGGAGAAGGGCGTTCTAAACATTGTGGACTGCCCGACTGTGGAGGTCGTTCGTGGAGGAAAGAAGAAATCTGAAATCTCGGCCCAGATGGTTGCGTCCGTCATACGGGAATTTAAGCCTTCACGAGTCGTTCTGGAGAAAGTTGGCGCAATGCCAGGGCAAGGGGTCTCTAGTATGTATCAGTTCGGTCGTGGGGTTGGCATGTATGAAGGAGTGCTGGCAGCGTTGCAGGTTCCTGTCACCTATGTCACTCCGCAGCAATGGCAAAAAGAAATGAATGTTAGAGGCGGGAAGGACGGCAGCAGGGCAAGAGCAGCGGAGCTTTATCCTGCATACGCCAGCCTGTTCGCAAAGAAAAAAGATGATGGCCGCGCTGATGCAGCATTGATGGCCTTCTGGGGAGCAACACGATGAGACTGACAGCGAAAGAAATCGACACTGCGGATGAAATTGCCGATGGGTTTTTCGAAGAAATGGATGGTGAGGAGCTAACAATCGTTGGCCTCACGGTTCTCATGATCTCTGCTGGCTTCATCCTTCGCATCGCCAACAACCGTGAGGAAGCACTCATGGGTATGGAAAGCCTTATGAAGGACATACAGCTTTCAATAGACGAGACGTTCCCTGAACAGGTCGAGAAGTCCGTCAACTAATCCCGGCCACGGGGGTTCAGTGGCAAACAGAAGGAAGTATGGAAATGGCATTAGGATTTAGCACTGAAACGTCTTCGGGTGGCAGCAAGTTCCTGCCCGTCATCAAGTTTGATGCGAAGGCTGGGGAGTTCATTGCAGTCAATCGCACTCCCGGCGAGACGACTGGAACATGGGACAAGGAAGAAGTTGAGGTCACGCTTCCCACAAAGGTCGTGATCGATATGGCTGGCTTGGAAGTCGGCTGGATCAGCTTCGCACCGTCCTACTCCTGCTCTATGGTCCCGGCTGGTGAGAAGCTCCCTCCACAGCCTTCTGCCGATCATAAGCATAGCGTCCGCATCAAGCTGTTCTTCAAAGAGCACGGGTTGCGGGAAATGACACCGACATCGAAGACAGTCCTCCGGGCCGTCGATCAGCTTCACGACGCCTATCTGGCTGGTGCAGCAAAGAACCCCGGCAAGATGCCAATCGTGACGATCCACGGAACCGAGACCAAGAAGATATCGACCCCGCAGGGCGAGCTTCGGTTCAAGGTTCCCAAGTGGGAAATCACGGGCTGGACGGATGCTCCTGCGGCGTTTAACGGTCAAGAGGAAAAGCCCGCTCCCAAAGCTAAGGCTGCTCCGGCTCCCAAAGAGCAAGAGTATCTCGACGAGTTCTAAGCCGTAAAAAGTCGAGGCCGCCACTCCGGGAGCGCATGGAGTGACGGCCTCATAACCGCGAGAGGGGAGAACTGCGCGGCCATGTCAGACATTAATATAATTCCATCTACGATGCCACTACCGCTGGCGGTTGCCATTGGCGGTATGAGAGACACATCGCTCAAAATCCATAATTTTACATGGGCAAGTTTCAAGGAACGTCTCAAGAAGCCCCAGATCGGCGGCAAGGATGGTTCCTACTACATCCGTGGTTCAGAGCTGCGCCAGCCTCGGCGCGCTGATGAGAACCTGTTGTCGGCCAAGACCATCATTCTTGATGGTGATAGCTCCATAAATCCTGAGACCGGCGAGATCGTTTCCGGCGCTCCTGATCTGCATCTGGTCGCGAGCGTCCTCACGGAACTTGGCATCACCTTCTGCGCCCATACCTCTCATAGCTATATTCCCGGCGAGCTCTGGAAGTACCGAATCATTATCCCTGCCGACATCCCGGATCAGGAAAGTCTGGACGCCTCGGTCTCATGGCTGATCGGCGCACTCCATGCTCGCGGCATCTGGCTGGCTGACGTTACTGAGAACCATCGCTGGTCGCAGCCTTGGTACTCATCGCGCGTCCGTGATCGTGATGCTCTCAAGGACTTTCTGTTCATTGAGCATGATGCTGGCAGCTTCCCTCTCCAGAAGGCCATGGACGCTCTCAGGCTGGCAAGGAAGCAGCAGGAGAAGGAAGAGCAGGCAAGACGCCT